GCACGCTCTCTCCAACGAGATGCTAAACGGAATGTGAGTGAATTGATTCAGAAAGAAAGTGCTTGGCATACTGATGAACCATCCTCACACGGTGCTACATCTGTTGTCCCTTTTCTTTCTCAAGATGTTCTCACCAGAATACTTAACAACGTTCGTCTGATCGTTTGTGCCACTAGTACGGGTCTTCCCATCCGTCTTGGTTCACTCACTTTCATTCAAGGCCGTCACGCTTTCACTGAAAATCATGTGTGGTCTGACGCCTGTTCTAATGGTTCTGTCTTTCTTCTCCCTCTCGGTGCACAATGGTGCAATCGTGAGAAATACCGACTCTCTACCTTTCCTCGTCATGTCACCCTTGGCACAGATTGGTCCAAAGAAGATCGCTTGTTTCTCGATTTCACTTTCTCCAACGAACGTTTTTACATCTCCGAAAACTGTTCCATCACCGATTTCCCTACTATCATTCACATGTTTCCCACAGAAGACCAACTCAAAGGTTTTCCCCTCACTCATGTTGCTACATTTCCTCTGGTTTTTGACCATGAGGAGTATGTTAGCATACATCCACGGTACGAAACAGGTGCTACTATCCTTCCATATTCCATTGACGTCCGTGTCAATGGAGAAAAAGAGAGAACTATGACCCTCAGTCGTGTTCTCCGCACTCCCCTTCTTTCAGAAGGAGGAGACTGCGCCTCCCTTGTCTTTGGCGGCACAATTGGTACTCCCCTTCTTGGTGCCATTGCTGCTGGCAATGACAGCCACTCCTACTCTATCATAATCACTCGTGACCTCATACAAAAGGTCCTAGGAATCCGACGCGAGACTGCTACCGCTCTTAGCGGGCTTTTCTCAAGTCTTCCTTACGAGGATTACACTGATCCCGACATCATATTCGATGGGATCCTCCGTTCTCCATATCGCGCCACTTTTGCCGCTCTGCCCCATAAATTGATGGGCATTGCCACCAAGGGTTTTTCGATCATGCCCTATTTCTCCCCCCTCTCCCGAACTCCCTTCGCCGAAAGCACCACACTCTCAGATCCCACCATCTTTAAACTTCAGCCCTTCTCACGACCCGCCAATGTTCAAGGTGGTCCTGAAGTGTGGATGAGAGCTCTAGCTAAAACTGGAGTAGAACTTCCCGATCCCTCACCTCCCAAACTCGCTTACATTCGCGCTATTGCCTCCGACTATATCAATTCATTTATGACCACTGGTTGTGGATGGCAAATACTTCCTACCTGGGAGTCAGCAGTTCGGCCACCTCGTGATACCCTTATGGGCAATCTAGATCTTGGCACAGCCGCTGGCTTTCCTGATATCGGGGACAAAAGACAATTTATTGAATTTACTCCCGACAATGAAGTAGCCTTTGCTCCCGGATTTACCGAGTCACTCGACAGCCATCTTCAACGATTTGGTTCCAACGACCCCCCTGTGGTTGTTTGGGTCGATGACTTGAAATTCGAGTTGAAGCCCGTTAAAGAAGATGCCAATGGAATTCCCAAATTTGAGACCCCTCGTCTCTATTCTAAAGCTCCTGTCCGTTTCACACTTTGTTTCCGCAAAATGTATGCCCCTTTTATTTCTGCCATACGCCGTACCAAGTTCAAAAATGGAATCGCTGTTGGTATCAACGTTTATTCTCATGAATGGGGGGAAATCTTTTCCCAAATTCTAAAGTTTAACGGTGGTCCCGCCAAGGCCCATAGCTTCACTGGTGACTATTCCAAGTTTGACGCCACACTTCTCCGCGTCATCATGGAACTTATCGGTGATGTTATCATTTCCTTTGCTCCACCTCATCTTCATCTCACACTACGTAATCTATGGCGCGCCATCACGCGCTCTGTTCACTGTTTCCGTGGAATTATCTATGAAGCACAGAACGGCAATCCCTCTGGTTGTCCTGTCACTACAGAAATAAATTCCATCTACAACAACGTAGTTGCGCGTCTCACTTACTATAGCAACGCTCATCGTGAAGGTGAAGAATGGGATCTCCAAACTCTTGCCATGCTCATCAAAGGCACCCCTTTCTCTGACAACGTCTACTTTCTTAGTTACGGTGATGATAATCTCAGCGCCGTGAAAGAGGAAGTCAGACACTTCTACAATCCTGATGCCTTTAGCAAAACTGCCAAAGAACTCGGTATGACTTACACAAGTGCCGACAAAAACGGTTCATCCCAATGGCTCACACCCGATAAGATCTCTTTCTTAAAGAGGACATTTCGCCTGTGTGACAACAAAGTTCTAGCCCCCATCGAACTTAGCACTATCAACGACATGTGCTATTGGAAACCTTCCGACGTAGTCGCCTGGACCCAAAAGCTTACCGAAGCTATTTTCGAAGCTTCTTTACATGAACCCAAGATCTTTAATGGTTTGAAGAAATTATTCAACCACTACTGTTCTATGCCGCGTTTTGCCACTGCCATCCCTCCTCTCTCTCATCTTCTAAGAGAAGAACAAAATTACTTCGTCTCCCTTATCACCACTCGTGGTGCCGACGCCGATTCTGCCCTTTTCTTTAGCAAGGTCTTACAACAAATTCAACCGCTC